TGTTGTTGCAGTTTCAACCAGTTTGTCAGCGTCTAGTGTGCCATCAGGTGACGCAATCGTATTTGCTGTAATTGTGCTGGCAGTCTTTGTCCAATCAGGATCATCAAACTGCTCAGAGTAAGTCAGCAAGTTAGTAGCAGCGTTCGTTACTAAGCCAGCCGAATTGGTGTATGTGGCACTGGATGCGCGTGTAAACGTAACCCGTGGATCAAGGGTTGGCCCTGTTAAGTTGAGGGCAAGCGTTGGGCCTGACCCTGTTGCGCCTGTTTCTAAACCGAAGCCAAACCCAAGACCGAACGCCATATTAGTACACCCGCAGCATATTGGTTGCGTTTGTGCCCGTAGCCCACACACGAATCACTTGAACCGGAAGCACGTTACCTGCGAGTACCCCGACAAAGGTCGTTTCGTCGCCTTGAGCGGTAGTAACTTTAACGCTTCCCGTACCACCAACATAGATCACGCTGGGTGTAGGTAGGTTCTCTGTATCACTGCTAGTGAAAGTCGTCGCACCACCCGGAAACATCGGGAACGTGGGACTGTAATTGGTCTGCTTTGCCATAATTAATCTCCTGTTAATGGGGCCGAAGCCCCATGATTAATTACTGTTGTTGAGCAGAGGGAAAGGTGGAACCGTCTGATTCCTTAACAATGTACGCAATGGACAAAACGCCAGCACCTGTACCACCAGCACCATTGGCGTGTGTAAACGCAACAACAGCGTCTGTTGATCCCACGTTTGCAACCAGCGCAGGGTTAGTGGTGCCAATAGCCAAGGAAGCGATACCTGTTGCAGCCACTGCGGGAGACGCAATGGTAATCGCTGCAGTAATAGCCGTACCATTGACAAAAACTGTCAGGGTTGGGTTGGTAGTTGTGTATGCAGTAGTAATCAGATACTGGATGTTCTGAATAGATGCACCAGCGGGGAGTACCGCTAACAGGGTTTGAGCAGTTGTGTCTGCGTATGCGACAACTTTAAACTGTGCCACGGCTGTAGCGCCAGTGTTACGAATGGTGCCAGCAGTGGTGCCAGTGGTGTTTTTAACAGTGCCGAGCAGCCAAGGGCCGAGGTGAGTTGCGAATCCCATGATGAGTTCCTTACATACAAGATAAGTGCATCAATCGGTATGTCGTCCAGCCGGGACTGGTTTGATGCACCGGAAAGCCCGGAGTGGTTGCAATATACCATTATTCTTGGGGGGTAGCAACGGGTTTCTTTCTTGCTGCAAGCATCTTCGCTTTCCACACTGGGTCAGCCCACAACGCCTTAGCTGCAGCAGCTTTAGCGGCTTTTACTTCGGTACGGTTGGCAATCTCTTTGTTATTCGCAGTTTGCTTCGCAGCGTACTCGGGGTCGCTCCATTGCGCTGTTGCTTGGGCGCTGGTCTTCGCTTTGGATGCCGTAGTACTACGGGCTTTGGCAATGCCCCCTTGCCGTTTTGTGCGTATCTCAGGGTTAGTCCATGCTTCGGCGCTGGCAATAGCTTTAGCGGTGCGGGCTTCTGGGGTTCCTTGTACCGCACGTTGCCCCGCAGCTACTTTCTGTTGGTACGCGGGATCAGCCCAATTTTTTATGGAGTTGTACTTGTCTACCGCCTTGTGTGCTTCAGTTTTTACTGTGCCACTACCACCTTCGCCTCCATCGGTTAGGTTAAATAGCGTGCCCGTATTCAGGTTACGCCGCCCATACTGGGCAATTAGCTCAATCTCTTTGGCGAAGGCTTCCGCTTCGTCCTCAGTTATGAGTATGCGTTCAGGTACGGCAACAAGCCCCCGTTGCTTCAGGTGGGATATAAAGTCTTGGAAGGGCTTGTTATGCGACCCCTTAGACCAATGGGACAAGTCGCGGTCGCCCGACCCTTTACCCACGTATACGGGCTGATTGAGTTTTAAGGGCCGAGGATCGCGGTAAACATAAACGTAAAACATAAAAGACTCCGGTAGTGAGCCTTGATTATACACGAATGGATGGAGAGTTAGGGTTTTCGTAATCCGTTACGAAATATACGGCTTAGTAACAGGTAGTGCAGGGTGTAAATTTAAGGCGTGAAAAAGGGAGCCGAAGCTCCCTTTTCTATAGCACCGTAGCTAGGCTACGTGCGGCTTGCGGCTTAAGACGAACCGGGTGAGCCAAAGATACCAAGGGGGTCACTGACCCCGAAAGAATATCGCTCGCGGCTCTTGTATCTCACGTTACCGGTATCAAAGTCGCCATCCATGCTGTTAGCCAAAGGCATACGTGTGAAGTGCTTCAAGCCGTTAGGCACATCAGTCAGCAAGAACCAACCGTTTGTGTCGGTCAAGAAATGGTTGACTGTGTAGCCCTCGGGGATTGAACCATTGTTCTTCAACGCATTGATATCGTTGTCGGTAGTACCAACACGGAGGCTGGTTTCCAACAGACGGGTAGCAACGAACTGCAGAGCAGGAGGTACAACCAGCTTCTTAGGCTTGGCAGCGATCAACAGACCACGCTCATCAGTCCAAGCAGCGATTTGAATAACAGCGTTTTCCAACGAAGTTTCGTTCAAGTCGGCACCGACTGTGGGGCGATTGCTGTTGGTACCACCAGACACCAAGGGGTGTGCAGTAGAGCAAAGAACTTGACCATCACCGTAAGTTGGGCCACCTGTAAACGCATTGTTCAATACGTAGGCACCTTTAACTTGCTTGGTGTAAGCCATAGCACGAGCCAAAGACTTCGTGTAACGGGCAGACAGGCTGTCGTACAAGTTATCTTCAACTGCTTCTTCCGTGATGGAGAAGCCCATTGCGATGGTTTCGTGGTTGTAACGAGCAGTCCATGCTTCTTGTGCATTGTCGTAAGCGATGGCAGAACCCTCGTTTTTGACTGGTGCAGCGGAGAAGCCAGACAGTTTCGTTTCTTCCTCGAAAGAACGCTCTGACGTTTCGGTTTCGTAAATTTCTTTGTGCTCTTCGCCGTAGCGTGCATATTCCATGCCAAAAAGAGCATTCAGTCCCGGAAGGAGTTCCTTCAGTAGTTGTGCGCGTGAGATAGCCATTTAGTGTGCTCCTTAGATGCCAACGGCGTTGTAATAAGCGTGGTAGCCAAAATTAATTTTGACCAACACTTCGGGTGAACCCAAGAATCCGAACGCCGTAGCTGTACTGATCGTCGAAGTTGTGGCTTGCGACAGAACAACAGCGGTACCAGACACGGAGACTACGTAGGTACCAGTCGGAACACCAGAACCAGTAACAGACATACCAGCAGTGATTGCAGTGTTAGCTGCGCTCAAAGTCATGGCGGTGCTGGTAGCGGTTGTAGCAGTCTGAGACACGGTAACGGCAGTGTCATACACAATGTCAACGATGCGGAATGGGGCAGTCGTAGCGGTGCGAACATCACTAGTACCAGCGCAAACAGCAAAGTTAGAGTTACCGGAAGTAGTGTTGCCAGCATTGCGAACCAAGAACACGTTACTGCCAACCCAAGGAGCACCCAAGTTGATAAGTGATGTGCTGGAAGCGGTGCCGTTATTGGCAACAACAACTGCTTTGAAAATCGTATCAGGATCATCACAGACAATTGCTTCTGCATCTGTTGCAATCGTGCCACCGGGCCAGTACTGTGCAAACAGCTTTTGGCTAGTAGCTGGATTCGTGTAGGTGCAACCCAAGAACACACCAATTGTTTGGTTGGTCGTGGACGACACTGTACTAAACGTAATAGCCGACTGAATGACTGCGCCAAGGTTGGTAGTGGTACCAAGCTGCAACAGGTCACCATAGAACAAGCTAGTAGCGTAGCCACTAGCAATAGGGATGTAGCGAGTAGAACCCGCAAACACTTGCCCACCGACCAAATTGATCGGCTTTAGCCCGTAGGGGGCTGATACCGTAGGATAAGCCATTTAAGACTCCTTAAAAGTTAAATACCTTTACCGAAACTGACCTTGGTAGACCGCTCTTTGAAAAGAGGCATACGAGGATCATTTTCACGCATGAAGTTGTTGTCAACAGATTCCATCTGCGTATTAGCCAAATTACGGTAATGCGCGTCACGTTGCTCTGTAAACTCAACAGGTGTTTTGCAAAGTAACAAGCCACCGATTTCAACGCTGTCTGGGAACTGATTTTTCGCAGAACTCATTAAGCGGATCTCTGGGTGGTCTGAAGCTTTAACAGGCTCCCAACCTTCACGGAATTTTGACGAAACATTAAGCGCATCGGCGTTGTTCAGAGTACTGAGTCGAATCCAGCGAAACGCATATCCTGATTCCGGGTTAGGGTCAGGAAGAAGCTGGGGTGGGGTCCACTTTAAAGGGCGCTCCATTTTTGCTCGGGTATCAAGTTCTCTTGGTGTACGTTCAATAGTTGCCATAATTATTTCCTCATTTCTTCCGCTACCTTACGTGCATAGAGTTCCAACGGAACACCTAGACGTTTGGCGATGTTTACCTGCGTTTGTGTAAGTACGACTTTTTGGGGCGCTGTACTACGCGATGCTGGTGCAACGACATTTGACTTTGTACGCTGAGAAGATTTTGCTTCAGCGGGTTCCTCGGCAAATGACTCCGGGAACCGTTTTTTCATATCAGCGTTAATATTGTCGTAATATTCTTCGCTAGATACTTGAACTCCTGAATCAACAAGGTCTTCGTGAAGGCTTAGAGCATAAGCTGTCATCTTTCGATTACCACCAAACCACGGATTTTGCTCTTGCCATTCGCGTGTTTTGGCGTCCACTTGGGGCGCTTGTTGAACTGGTTGTGGTGTTTGTACTACATTTTCTATAGGTTGTACAGGTGCAGGCTTAAAATTTTGTACACGATCAGCTTTAATCGTGGCACTTGTAAGCTTTCCATGTGCTGTTGCCAGCGCATCAGTATCGCCGGATTCGTATGCCTGCTTGTATTCCCGCTTGGCATCTTCTATTTCAGAAGCCACCACTCGTTTGGCTTGATCCAAAAGAGCAGACTGGTTATTTGCCAGCGATCCTTGCAATCGTTTGTTTTCTTCAACAACAGACTGCGCCATACGGAAGGCTTCATCACGCTCACGGGTAGCTGATTCTTTAGCTCGGCGCTCTTCATGGTATCCCTTACCAAGATGGGCAAGGCGGTCTTTAAGCTTCTGGTCAGTGTACTTGGATAGTTCATCCTCAGTTACTGCTGCCGGGGCTTCACGGAGAAGTGTGCGACCCTTATCCTTTTCAGGCGTATCGTCTACAACTTCAATTTCAGTTTCCTTAGCTTGGACTTCATCAGGAAATTCAAAGGTGGTTTTTTCAAGTTCAGCCATGATGTCTCCTTAAACGCGTGTCAGACCGCGAGGATCTTGCACAACAGCTTCGATTGAATCGTCATTGATGATTCGCATCTCGCGCCCGTGGATCTTGAACCGGGTTCCAGAATTGGGACGAACGATTACAAAATCACCTACAGCACAAGACGGGCCGGACGGGAATCGCTTCTCGTCTTTAAACGCATCAGGACCGATTTTTGCCACAAAGAGGATTGGGGAAAGCAACTCTTCGTAGTTGACGGTATTACCCGCTTTAAGAATCCCACTGTCGTAGGCTTCATTGGCTTCAGGCAAGATGCACAAAACATGGTATGTCTTGGGATCTGGCACCTGTTTCGCTTTTTCATCGTCTGATTTATTCAATACACCAGACAGATCAACCGCAGAAACGTCAAATTGACTCATTAAATTTCCTTACTAACACGCATGGGGTTTGCCGAATATTGGCGGGTACCCCAGAAAACCCATCCAAATCTAATCGTTTTCCTTGTTTAAACGAGTAATCATGTCGTGAACTCGACTTTGACAGTTAACAATTCCCCGGATTTGACCGCAAATACCTTGGTATTCAGCAAAATCCTTGGGTGCTCCACGAGTAATAGCCATCATGAAGGCTTGTTTGTCCTCCTCCATGTGCTTAATTAGCAATGTCAGTACATCTTGTTCCATTTAAGCCCCCGCTTTCGGCATTTGAGCAGCCTTTTGTGCTGCCAAAGCTAATTTCTGTTGATGAACTTGCTGCTTATGGGTCAAACCTTGGCTATGAGCCTGCTCTGACTGCATAGCTTGCTGGCGTTGCTGCTCTTGTTGAGCCATTGCCTGCGCTTGTGCTTGCCTCATCTGCATTTCATGCGCTTGTTGAGCTTGCATAGCCTGCTGGGCTACAGTTTGCTGCGCTCCTTGGGCCTGAATGGCTTGATCTTGGGGATTAACACCCGATTTCTGCGCTTCGATCTGCAACTTCTGTTGGGCAATGGCGATATCAGCGTCAACCTTCTTACCTTTGATCTGCACTTCCTGACCTTTAAGCTGCAATTCAGCTTGTTGCATCTGGATAATTGGATCTTGAGCTTGTTGTTGAGCTTGTGCTTGTGCAGCTTGACCCTTGTTAATTTGAAGCAGTTGTTTGGCAGCTTCTGCAACCAATCTGGAAAGCTCCACCTCAATCTCAGGTGTAAGTTTCTCGTCAGGTGGTGGCAATGAAGCACCAAGACGCTCTTCAATCTTGTTCCGATAAGAGAACGCTACGTGCTGGGCTACGTGGGCCATTATTGCAGCCTGCATTTGGCTTGCCATTGGGCTTTGACCAATCGTTTGGGCAATCATTGGGTCTTGCATGAAAGACGTATGAACTGCGATGTGAGCTTCGTGATCTTGGTAGATAAAAGCCTTGTTTGGCTCCGCATTCAAGAACCCCATGTTCTCCGAGATGGGGTCTTTTGGCTTCATATCGTCTTCAAGAGGGATCAATTTAGCTGCGTTCTTGATACCTAGTACATCCAGCATTCCACGGTGGAGTTCCGGCAGATCATAGATTTGGGGAGCCATCTGCGACATTTGAATCACAGCCTGATACTGGATCACACGCTGGCTCATAGTGGCTGCGTTGGGGTCGCTGACAGGAATAATGTCTACCTGACCGTAATCACTCTTCTTGGCTTGTGGGCCACCTGTTTCTGGTTGATAGGTGTAATCATCTTCGGTGTAATCCTCAATGATGTTGGCAAGCAACTTTAACTCTTGTTTAAACGCATAGTGAACTCGCGCTTGAACTGCGGTCATCACCTTAAGCTGGCGTTCCAACAATGCCAAGGTTGTACCCACTGGGGCTTGGCCCGACATATCGCTGACCTTAAGATCTGCGGTCGCTGCAAATCTGCGTCCTTCATCGACGATATTGCCCAGCAATGTGTACAGAACCTGACTTGGCTCTTTGTATGGCAACGGAAGGATGTTATCCCTGATCGTGCCAGAACCAACGTCTACATCACGGAACTCTCCGGGAGAGATAGGGGTGTCATCACCTTTGATTCTGAGTCCACGGGACTTAAGGCCACCGGGGAGATTAGAGAGCGTTCCGGCGTCAACAAGCTGGCGCATGATACTCGTCGCAGATTTGGCAAACCCCCCGATGAGGTGGAATAAGCCGAAACCATAAGCTCCAAAACCGGGTATGTATTGATAATGAACAAAATGCTGCCTCTTCAGTTTGAGTGAATCTGCCTCTTCCCAATTTCTACGCACAGCCAATACTTGGTTTGTTCCCTTTAGTAAAGTCACAACATAGGGGATGGCAATGTCAAACTCACTGTCTTCAATAGCAAGATCTGCGTGGATCTCATACAGCGTGTAGCGGTCGTCGTTTAAATCACTGAAGCCTGTTTCATCATCCTTGGCTTTGGTAATGTCATCCAAGCTACGCATGGGTTCACCAAGATCAATGTCCATATAAAACCCCGCAGCCTGAAGCTTCAGAATCTCGTTCTTGGTCTTACGCATGATGTGAGTCACACGAGGGCAAGTCTGGATTTCTGATGTTCCATACGGCAACACAATGTCTTCTGCGGGGCAGAACAAAGAAGTCTGGCGACCTAGGCTGGGATCGTAATAAACCTTCTTGAAGGCAGAACCAGTGGCTGGCAATGACCAAAGCATACGCTCATGCTCTGGACGAAACTCAACCATCTTGTCGGTCAACTGATAATTCATATCGTTTTCAACCCGCTTGGCAGATGCCTTCTTCTCAGGCGTTTCCTTACCAATGATCTTTGTTCTCACCGGGCCTGCTGCGGGGAATGTCTCAGTAATGGTTTCTGACTGAAACCTTACAACAGCTTCAGTGATCATGGGGTGGAACACACCGCAAGCACCATTCCAAGGCTCTGTGCGCTCTTCGTACTGAAGACCAAGAAGCTTTAAACCTTCCGTATAAGCTTTCTCCCAATCCTTACGGCTGGCCTTGTCATTGTCCACCTCTCGCACCAAATCTGATGCCATTGTGTACAACTCACGCGAATCCATTGTTTCAGCCAAGTTCTCGCCAAAATCAGTGTAGACCTCAATGGACAAGTCAACAATTGCAGTGATAGGCTCATCACTCACAATGTCAAACTCAAAAACATCACCGTCCGAAGTTTCTTCGTCAATGCCAACTGGGGCTGGGTATAGAGCTTTGTCCATCTGTATTCCTTAATAGTATTCGTGTTTACTGCGACTAACTTCTTCGTCTTGTAAATCAGAAGCAATAGTAATAAACCCACCTTGCCTAAAGCGAATAAGAGCTTGAGATGAGCTATCCACCAAGTCATCGTGATCACCATTTGGGAAAGATGCCATTTCTTCCATAACCTCATCTGCCCATCTCGTCGAAGGACACCACACAATTCCCGAAGCAAACAAATCAGAAATTGAGTTTACACGCGCTATTTTATCGTGACCTTTACCCGGCGTATACTCCGAAAGAGGAATACCCATCTGCCTCATCTCGTAGATCAGCGGTGCTCCCGCAGCCTTCTTTTCCACAATCAGCGCATCAGGACTCCAGTCCTTCCACATCTGCAGCGCTTTAGCTTTTAACTCAGGAAACTCCATCCTGCGTTTAAACGCATCCAGCAGGATAATATTAGAAGTCATCTGCCCTTTGTCATTCGGCTGGTAGAAGACCCCCCACGTAGTACAAGCCGAATAGTCGGCGCGATTAGTTTTTTCAAACGCCGTGTCCCACGACTGAATAATATAGTCGCACGCAGGTGGATCTTCCTCTTCCCAAATCTTCCACATATTGCGCTTAATAATCGCTCCCTCTTCCGAGGTGGGATTCTGTTGATACTGAGCTTCCCATTTAGCCACGGAGATCTCAGCTTTGATAGCCTCAAGCTCCTTCTGACTCCAGAACGCAGGCCATAGCGGATTACCCGAAGGCATGATGGCAGGGAACTCAATCACCTCCCAGTCATTGACCCCTTCCTTCTCCGAAGACTTAATGATTTGGCCCGTTAAATCTCGCTTACTCCAGCGCGTATTGTGGCTTACAACGCCATTAGCTATGAAATTCTCAGTCCTGTCTACCTCAACATCAAACACCTCTTCTTCGCCAGAAGCGGTAATAGAAAGTATTTCATCCAGAGTGACGCTGTAAGTACTCAGCGGCCCTTCGTAAAGTCTCTGGAACCTTTCCGTATCCGACAGCAAGGTTGCAATTGTTGCAGAGTAAACCTCGAACGACTCCTGTTTCGTGGCAGTGGTCGATACAGAGCTTTCCGTTCCAGTGCGCCCGTGTATTCTTTTCAGAAGGCGGCTCACCACAGACATCGCAGAGGTTGTTGCGCTCTGCAACCATGCGTTCGTACTGCTCTTGGGTAAGTCCGTAGCGGTGCTTGATACGACTAGCTCTGTGTTGCTGCGCTGTTCTGATGGGTGGTGTGTACTGCTTTCTGTAACAGGCAACGCACAATCCTTTTGCAGAGATTGGCTCTCCGCATTCGCATTGCTTACCAACCCATCTTCCATGATGACCGATTGGTTTAAATAATGCGTCTGGGTTTTTTCTGTGATAGCTTGCTTTTGCTTGGCATGGGCCACACATTTTGGGTTGAGTTTGTGATCTAGCTGGTCGTTTGCACCCATCACAGTTACAAGCGACATACCCGGCATCAAGTCCTTTAACCTCATCCATTTGCGTTCTCCTTGCCATTCCACCAGAAACGGATGTTTCTCGTTTGCACGGAGAATTATGCCAGATTGTGTTTGTATTGTATGTATGGCATCAACACCACTTGACTGCCAATTGTTAACTTTAGATGTGGTTACGCATCCAGCTTCATAAGTGGCTACCTCATCGCCGGGACGAATGTCCCGCAGTTTCTTCTGCGTTTTGTTTGCCATCAAGACATCAGTGTCCCCGGTCATACACATCACAATGATAATTGCGCCTCCGGGTTGGAGACGCTGGCGGGGGCCGGAGGTGTACCACTCGTAAACACCATCGTAGACTGCGGGGTTACCTTGCTTGGCTTCCTGCTCAGAATGCGGGTCATCAATGATCAGCAGATCTGCGCCTTTTCCAGTCACGGCACCACCAACACCGATAGCGAAATAATCGCCACCCTTATCGGTGTTCCACCTACCTGCAGCTTTAGAGTCGGACGAGAGCTTTGTATCAAACACCTTCTTATAAGGCTCTGACAACACTAAATTCCTGACTTTACGTCCAAAACCCACGGCTAGTTCGGCAGTGTGGGCAGTCTGAATTATCTTCTTCTCCGGGTACTTACCCAAAAACCATGCAGGCAACAAGTACGAGGCAAACTCAGACTTGGTATGACGAGGAGGCATATTGATGATTAAACGCTTCAACTCACCATTGGCTACACGTTCAAAGGCATCTGCCATGATCTTGTGGTGTCTTCCGTCAATGAACACGGGCCACATCTGATTAACGAAGAAAAGGAATGATTCCTTACAGCGCTCAACCCTATCAAGTTCCAGAAGCGCAAATACCTTCTTCCGTTCAGTTTCGGGTAAATGCGAAACAACACTTAAGTATTTCGTTATCTCTGTTTTGGTTAATAGCGTCATATCGTCGAAACCAAAACAGTTACTGGGTGTTTGGAGACATCCAAACATCCAATACAGTTACTGTACACCATGTTTTTCACATCAGGCACCAAAGTTAGTGGTCACTATCGCTACAGGCCGCAGCGCAGTTGACTTCTGCGTTGCAAAATAAATCCTCAAACCCCCTTGACAAGCATCCATGCGGCTTACAACGTAAGTGAGTACTAACTTAGCCTGTAACCCACGCCAGCATTGGGTTACAAAGACCCGCAGAATATTGGGGTTAATCATAGCTTTGCCATCTGTTTGACGGAACGGTCGATTAATTTGATCGAATTAAACTTGTACATCTTGGTCACGAGAAACCCGTCATCCTCCAATCGGTGAACAATCCGGTGAATGTTCGACTTAGAAGACAAGCCCAGCCCCTTAGCAATCACAGCATA